GTTTACACCAGCAGCAACTTCATCACCCTTGAGAATTAGGATCCTCATTAGATGAGTTCCTCTGTAATATCAAGTGCAAATTTAACAGCCTGTTCTCTGTCATTTTTTAATAGCTCATCAAACAATTCTAAGTTATCTTCGCTTAGATTGTCTCTGACAAACTCGACTGCTTCATAGACAGCTTCATCTTCGCCGTCATGGTAACTGGACATTTTGGATTTATCCTTGTTAATGTTTGTTGCTTGGAAGACAGCATCTTGCTCTTCTTGTTTTGCATAAGCAGGATGAGGAACTTTTTGAACCACATGCTTGTCTACAAACGCACCTACTGCGTCAGACTTTGGTTGGGTATAATCGCTCTTAGGCTTTGTCCCAACGTCAGCAGATGGAATGATATCCATTTTGTTTAATTCAACGATGTCTCTAAGTCTCTTCATCTTCGTCTTCCTGTTGTTCCTCAGAATCTTCTTCTGGTTCTGAAATAAGTTCTTGGTCAGATTCATATTCATCCGACTCATCATCAGAAGGATCATCTACAGCTACATCTAGCTCTTCGTCACCTTCTTCTTGTTCTTCTTCGGCAGGCAATTCAGGCTCTTCATATTCCTGACCTACCATTTGGTTAGCAACCTCTAAAGTCTTTTGACCAACCAAAGCTGCTAGCCTATCATTGATTCCATCATCAAACGCATCTGCAGCTTTGTTAGGCTTATCTTCAGATGCAAAATCAACAATATCTCGTGCTGTGTTATCACTCATAATATTACTCCAACTTTATTTATAAATGTTAAGTTTTACTCAGGGGGTGCAGGCGGGAATCTTGTTGAATTCACAACATCTCCGTCCTCATTTCCACCTTGATCTTCACCACCCATGTCCATATCTGGCATCATTTCTTCTTGTTCGTCTGCCTCACTATTCATTTGATCGTGAATTTCTTTAATTTCTTCATCAGTTTGTTTAAGAATATGCTTCTTAACCCATTCCTGACTAAAGTATTTACCAAGGTATGGATCCAGATTATTTACAGCGTTCAATCTATCATTAAAGATTTCTAATTCTTTCAACTCAGAGAAATGATTATCTGTTACAAAATCAAATCTCATTTCTCTTCTAATAGAAGGCCAATCGTCTGGCGTAATAATGCCTTTTAATATCAATTGTTTTTCTAATGCCTTCTCAAACAATGCAGCAAATTTAAGTCTAAGTCTTGCAATGAACTTTTGAAACTTGATTTCGTCTCTTGATATTTCTGATGCTCTACCTAAACTAAATCCAGCCTCAGGCTCTAAACGTGAAACAGGAACATTCAATGCTCTGTACAATTTCTTTTGGAAGTATAAAACGTCATCCATCTCTCCTAGGTTCTGACCTGCTGGGAGAGTAGTAATCTCTGTACCTTTACCACCTTCTCTTCTTGGCAACCAATAGTCCTCTAACATTGTCATGAACTTTCTATCGTCTCTAAGTTCACCTGTTGTTGCATCATAGACCAATCTATTCTTGTGCTTGGCCATCATGTCTCTGAGGTATTGTTCTGCTTTTAGTTTTGGAAGGTTACCAACATCAATATAGAATATTCTTCTTTCTGGCGCTCTTGATATTCTGTAAATTACTGTAGCGTCTTCTAATACTCTTAGTTGGTTTAATGGTTTGATTGCTTTATGTAGATGAGACAATACCATTTTATTGTCTTCACTCATAAGACCAGAAGTTGTGTGAAGTATACTATCTTTTGCTATCTTAAGCCCTTGAGTAGTATTCTGAGCGGGGTTCACCATTCCTGGACCGCTTTTATATCCTTTCTCGTTGTACAGATAATATTCTTGTTTTGTTTTGTTTAGAGTAAACTTATTCGTACCTTGACCAGATGCCTTCTTATCTACGACTCTAATCTTTCTAATCTTTCTTGGATCAATGTATCTAAGTTCTTTAATGCCAGACTTGACATCTTGTTCATCTATAATAATATGAAAGTAGAGACGACCATCAATGTACCAATGTCTAAAGATTTCGTATCCTTGTCTTTCAAAATCTAATAAATCTTTGACAGTATCAAATTCTTCTCTGATTGTTTTTTTAATTGATTCACTTACGTCTACATTATCTATGTTTAGTTCTACAACATGGGATTCGGGATCATAAACAACTGATTCATTGATGACATCATCAATAGCATTCTCACATTCAGGCTGCATAGACATCTTTCGATATCTTGTTACTAGCTCGCCTTCTGTTTTAGATGTTTGCTCTAGGTCAACGTATTGTCCATAAACGCCGCCTTCAGCTACAACGACAGCACCATCATCATCTTGACGTGGTACAAATGAACCAAGATCTTCTTGATTTTTTCTTTTGATTTCAAAACCGAATAATTCAGCCATTAGTAGTCCTCATAATATATTTAGGGATACTATTAGAGCCCTTCATCAGGGCTCTATAGTTATCTGTTTTAGTTTCCGCCTGCGTTGCCTGTAGAACCACCAGTCACTTCCCACCAATCGTATTGGAAAGTTACCTGGAATTCTTGTAGAACATCAGTACTGTTCCAATCTACTTCCATTTCAGTAATGTTTACTGGGAAGATTCCGTTAAAGCTGTACTCTCTAACTGGTACGCCGGTCTTACTAAATTGTGTTACTCTAGCAGTTGACTTGTATGATAGATCACTTGCAGATCCAAACCCTCTAACGTTACCAAGGTGAGAGTTAATGCTTTGCATCCACTCTTCCATTGCATTTCTGATTAAAAAGTCTTCGTCATTGATTACTGTAACGTTCCATTCTGCGAATGTTCTGTCACCTGCAATCTTTACTTTTCTACCGAAGTAAGGTACTTCAATTAGACCCAACGTTGAAGCTGGAATCTGTGAAGCTCTAATCATAAATGGTGCTTTAATATCACCTGCACTGTTTGCTGGGTTCGTCAGTTGAACTTGGAATAGCGATGGTCTAGCACCACCAAGGGTTAACTGTGACCTGATTTCGTTAATGTTAAAAGCCATTTGTTTATTCTCCTATTCCTATTTATTAAAACTGTCCAACTATCTCTGAGAATTCTACTCCAGATCTTACTGCAACAAAGTTCAATTGAATGAAGTTAATAGATCTTGCTGGTTTGATGTAGATATCTCCAACAAATTCATTTCTATCGATCACTTCACCAGTGTTGTTTGATTCGTCACAAACCACTCTGAAGTCGTAAATACCTCTTCTTCCTTGAACATCTCTTAAGAAAGGCTCTACCAAGTTTCTAAATTGTGATCTAGTGAACTCATCATTGAATTCGAATAGAGTAAATTTAGATGCTGTTGCAATTGCTTTTTCAAGAACAATGAATAATCTTCTAACATTGATTCTATCAAATGCACTTGGCTTGCCAAGTAATGTTTTATCTCCAAACAATACTGTACCTTGTCCAGGGAATGTAACGACTGGGTTGATGTCTGATTGATAAAGTACATCTCTTTCTGCTTTCTTAGGATTGAAAGCTAGTTTTACGATGTTCTTAATCTGACCTCTGTTGAAACCAGCAGGTGAGAACCAAGCATCTCTTAGCTCATCTGTTCTTACTGCTAGTCCAGCTACGTCACCATTCAATGGGATCCATCTGTACTTGTCTGAATATTTGTCGTATTGATACTTGTAACCACTATCAACCATTGCGTATGAGCTATTGGATAGTGAGTTTCTGAATGTTACGATGGCATCTTTTTCGTTGTTAGCGTTGTTGACAACGTCTTCTTTAGCTGGTGAAATGAATACTACGCAGTCTTTTCTTGACTCACAGATGTTATCTATGATGTATTTTCCAAGACCTTCGCCGTTTGTTCCGCCAACTGATTTACCTGTAAGGATTAAACTTACGTCTACATCTTCTGCTGACTTGTAGAAATCATATCCGCTTGTTAATGTTCCAAGAGAAACACTTCCTTCTGCAGCAGAATCAACACCAAGTTTTAGTGAATCGTAAACAGCATTGTCAGTTGTCAAAGCTGTTGATGCTGCAGCAGTTGTATCTGCAGCAATGGATTGTGCATAAGGTGCATAAATCCAAGATGATTGATTTTCAATTACATCTTTCCAGTAATTTGATTCACCAGTTTCTGTTTTAGCATCTGTAGCTCTTGAAAGTCCTTCAAAGACTTCTAGAACTTGGCCTGGTACACCTGTGATATCTCCGTCTTCGTCTACTACTACAACGTGGATTTCATCACCAACACCACCTCTTGTATTGACATAAGGTGAAGTTCCTGGTGCAGATCTTACTAGATCTTGATAACCCCAGAACTTAGCAAATGTGTTAGCTGTCCAATTAGATGTTCCTGTGAATTTTTCTTTGAATGTGATTGATGTTGTGTCGATAGATGATATTGTTAGGTACTGTTCTGCACCTGCATCACCTACTTTAATTTTATCTCCAACAACAAGAAGGCCAGTACCGCTACCACCTGTGGATTCGTCCTGTCCTGTTGTAGCTGTATTAGCACCTGCAGTTACTGTAATGGAACCTGTTGAAGTCTCTGTGTAGTCATTAGCTGTTCTACATACAGAAACTTTAAGAGAGTTACCAAGAACACCTGGGTATTTTGCTACAAAATGATCTGTTGATTGGAATGTTACCTCCGGAAATAAGTCTGCATTCTTAACTACAACAGCAGCTGAGCTGTTGTTAGAAACTGCATTCTTTGCGCTTGAATCGACTACACGAGTTACATATAGTTTGTTACCATATGATAAAAAGTTAGCGGCAGTGAAGAAAGTTTCTGGGTTAAGATCGCCGTTTGGTTTTCCGAATCTATTTACTAGAGTATCCTCGCTATCAACCAAGACTCTAGTGTCCACTGGCCCCCATCTAAAGACACCAGCAATAGCACCTTCAGTGGTTGAGACAGCAGGAACGACCGTAGTCAAGTCGATTTCTGATACATTTACGCCTGGGCTGACCTGAAATGGCATTTCAATTCTCCTATTTGTTACGATGGATTTTTTTAATCCTGATTATAAAGCTCTATGTTATTTATAAAATACTATATTAGAAGAGCCGCTCTTGGTCATAATCATCATAATTTAAGTCTACCGACGTGATCAATTCACCACCTTTGAATTCATCATCTTCTGTCCATCCACTTTCATAACCATCATCTATGAAACCAAATGGAACCATGTCGTCTTCTAACGCTTGCGCATTAGCTTCATGTAAGTTCTTTCTAATATCTATATCAGTCAATTCTTTGAAATAGTCTTGACCTGTTAACCAAGCAAACAAAACCATGCACATTGCAAGGTCGTCTGTTTGGCCTTCTTCCGCTTCGTAGTTTGTACCTCTTTTATTTGCTACAAACGTCGTAAGCTCAGATAAGATATCAAAATCTCTTAATATTAATCTATCGTTTTCTACGATAGTCTTCAATGAGGAACAACCAATTCTCTTTAGAGACGATGTCGTTCTGACACCTAGTTGATTGTCACCTCCTCCAAATCCGCTGCCGACTATCTGACCTGCTCTTCCTTTCCACTGAGCTCTAATTAAGTTAGTGTACTCAAATTCATTATGAAGTATGTCAGCAACTTGTTGCCCAATGTCATTGATTTCTACCATCACATGGGCGTCATTAAATAATCTCGCTGCTCTATGTATAAAATTCGGATACAGCATAGGCGCTATAGTGTTATCTTTATACGTAGCAACTACTCTATATGGTACTTCAGACACATCAAATACAATAAATGCACTGTAGTCATTACCAACGCCTCTACTTGTATCTACTGTTACTGCGTAGATATGATCAGGAATTGGATCCTCAAATATTTTTAACCTCTCATTATACCTCATTGGGTTATCAAAAGTCAACTGTCTTAACTTATAAGGATCGATTAATGTGTTCGTACTACCTAAGAACTCACACTCAAACTCTACAGCAAACTGTCTTTCTGATGTGTTTCTTATAGTTTGTTCTTTCCAAGCCTCATCTCTACCTGGTACGTCCCACCAGTTTACAGATACAGTCTTGTAATCGTTATGGCCTTTTTCTGCATCAGACCATATCTTGTAAAACATATTCATACCATTAGGTGTGGAGGTAATCAACACCCTTGATGTTTTACCAGAAGAAATGGTAGGATATACAGATGCAAAGAACTCTTCTTGAATTGTATGAGGTACGAAAGCAAACTCATCTAAGTATACTAAGTTAATAGACATACCTCTGATAGCAGCTGATGATGTAGAAGCTGCCATGATCTTTGATCCATTTTCTAATTCTATATTACCTTTGTTCCATTCTACAACACCTTGCTGTAAGAACCAAGGAAGGTTTTCATACGCTAATTGAATACGAGATAGAATCTCTCTTGCTGTTGATGCTTTGTTAGCAAGAATTGCAATATTAAATTCTGGATTGAACATAGCAAAGTGACATATCACTGCTGCCATTGTTGTTGTTTTACCAGTCTGTCTAGGCATCTTACAGATAACAAATCTGTTATCTTCTACAGCATGCATAATATCTTTCTGGTATTGGTATGGTTGAAAAGCAACTAGACCTTCATCAATACTGACAATCTTCATATAGTTTTCACAAAAGTATTCTATGTCTTGAGAGCATGTAACGATCTCTTTGACCTGTTCTTCTGTAAAATCTATTTGAACCCCAGACTTTTTGAGCTTGGGGTTGCCTAAGTAATGATCAGCCATTCTTTATATCTCTAGCTTTTCCTTTTAACAATGCTGTTAGTTCATTAGTAGAACCAACAAACAAGTTGTTCGTAACCTTAGATGGTCCTTCATCTTTTGGTTGCATATTTTTCATTTTCTGTTGTATTTCTAATAAGTCTTTGTTTGCTGCTGATAGTGTTCTTACTAAATCTGCAACGACTTCATATGATCTTGGTTGTTGACTTTGCTGTGCTAGTTCTACAA